GGTACTTGATAATTCTGCAGGTATTTTAGTTGTCATTTATATCTCCTAGTAATAAAGTCTGTCATCTACCATTTCTCTAGGGGTAGGATTAATTAAACTTGACTTCATTTGTTTTAATGATTTTTTATAATCTTCTAATGCAAATGCAGCTTGTTGTGGACTTTCTTTAAATTGCCACACATAGTATCTAACTCTAGCTGTAATTACATTACTGTATTGTTCTGGAAAAACTATTTCGTCACCAAAAGCACTTAATGCTGTGGGTCTATTAAAAGCAAAAAAATGTATGTTATAAACTTTGTCCGGTATTGGACTTAACCCAAACTTTCTACTGTCTGGGGATTTAAATACATACTGAGGTTCACCATAAGCTTGAGTATTAGCATCATCTGCATTTTCTGGGTCTCTTAAAAATCTTCGCCATTCTGAAAGATTAATATATTTTAATCCTTCTGAAACAAATGGAGCTGACTCACCAGAAACATTGATTGTAGTAATATAAAAATCATCCCAATCAATAGATGCAAAGTCTGTAGTTAGACTAGAACTATCAGCTTTTAACGTATACCATCTTTGTCCAGCTACTGTCGCAACAGTTGTATTACCATAAAACGGGTCTGTTGCTCCACTTAATCCTGCGGAAAAGAATGGTAGCTGTGGTTCTTCGTTTGCTACATCAAAAATAGCTTTGTTTATAGAATCTTTGACAAACTGTTGAAAACCTACAGCACTTGCAAAGTTTGTAGAAGTTAGTGGAACTTCATTTAGTTCCCTAAGTATTTCATTAGTTAAATCAAGATATGTTGTAGCCATACTACGTTCCTACTTTTTTCTGTGCTGCTTTATGTGCTTGAGTAAAAGTTTTACCTCTTTTACTTCCATATGTTCCCGGTCCACTTGGCATAGTTTTCTCCGTTTATTAATTAGGTTTTTGAGTTTGCATAGATGCTTTTACAGCAGGTCCACCATCAGACATACCGTATCTAGTTCCCATACGCATTTTTTTTCTTTTAACTTCTTTACCTTCCATGTAAGACATTCTCATGTCTTTCTTTTTTTTCATCATACCCGGCATTATTTTTCTCCTTTGTTTTCTTCGTATTCAAATCTCATAGTATTATGACCTATCATTTCTGAACACTTTTCTTCTTTTTCGTGAATTGTTTCGTAATGTTTAATATTTTCCATGTTATTCTCCTAAAAAGGAGGAGTCCGAAGACTCCCCCAATTATATTTAGTCTACTGTGTAGAAAGCAGATACTAAAGCTTCTGGTCTAAGGACCTTAGCTCCGTATACATGCAATCCTCTTACTATATCACCAAATGAACTAGGGTCTCTTAGTACCTCAGTTGAGATGATAGTTTGAGCAGTTGCAGTAGAAGAAATGTGACCGGCAAGAATCTTACCAGTAGCTGTACTAGCAGCAGCAACATTATTAGATTTGTACATGTCAAATCCTCTTAGTTTACCACTAGATACAAGACCATTTCTTATAGAGCCTTGACCTGCGTTAAAGTCTACAGACAATAACTTAGAACCAGATTGTGCAAGTTCATTGTAGAATGAAGGTGGTGCAACGAACCATCTTCCTTCTTCAGGAACGCTTTGCTCATCTAGTAACTTAGCCATAAAAGACATCACATCTAACGGGTCAGTTCCAGTACCATCAGAACCTAAAAGGTCGATAGCGTTAGAACCACCTTGATGCTGACCCATAGTTTGAGTAGCAGCAGATGCATCCGCACCTAAAACGTGGTCAGGTGAAGATGTAGACACTCCAGAGAACATAGCAGCGATTACTGCAGCATCATAAGAATCTCTTAATGCGTAAGCTGCAGAAGAAGTTGCTACTTCTTTGAAGTTAACGTGTGACATGTTTGTTTCAATATCATCTACGATGAATTTAAACGCCTTAGCACTATCTACAACTAAAGTTAACTCTTGGTCAGTTAATTTAGTTTGAGTAGTGTCAGAACCTCTTGTGTAGTCCGATACGGAAATAACAGGTTCTTTAATAATCCTAACTGAGTCTCCGAAAGCAGAAATTTCACCAGCATAGTCGGTGTTAGTAATAGCTTCAACCACAGATGCTTTCCTAAAAAAGTTTAAAACCTTTTTGGAATATATCTTAGGTAGGAAAAAACTATTAGTTTGTCCACTTACGGAGTTTGCAAAGTTAGCATCAGTATCCGTTGAAGGTTCAAAAAATTGAGCCATAACAATACTCCTTTGTGTTTATAGTTTTATTTAACGATTCTGCCTTGTTGCATGGCTTCACTGATTTCAGCTTCGTGTTTATCAAACTCGTCCATACTCATTGCAGCAATCTCCCTTTCAGACCATACCTTTTCGCTTTTAGGTTCTACACTTGTTGTTTTAGTAGATACCATATCAGCAGCAGATTTGGTCTTTTTAGAAGTTGTCTTTTTAGGTTCAGCCTCTATTCCTAAATCTTTTTTAAATAAATCTATTGCACGACTAGCTAAATCGGCATCGTCAGCATTTTTGTATATCCAATTTTGGATAGACTCAGGCTGTTCTTTTGCCCATGCATGAAAATCATCACTGTTTCTAACATCGTCAAAATCAGGATGTTTTTCCATTAACCTTTTTTCAGCTTCTCGTTGTGCTATTTCTATTTCACGTTCTTGGAGTTTACTAAGACGTTCTTCAAGAACTTTTGCCTTAGATTCACTTTGTAAGTGAGCTACAGTTTCCACAACTTCATAGACATCAGGATACTGTTGTTTGAACTGTTCAAGTTCTTCTTCAGTTTTAGGAGCTTCATACTCTGTTCTGTTTTTAGCAGCTTCTTCAAGTAACTCCTGTTCCCTAGATTTAAACTCATTAAGTTTAGAATCATAATGTCTTTTTAAATCATCATAACGTTTTTTGTAGTCTGGTTTTTTATAAGGTTCATCCTTAGTAGTTTCCAGATTTTCTACTTCAACATTACCAGCTTGTTCTGCTTCGTTAACATCACCAGATTTAAATAATTTATTTTTTTCTGATGGGTCTTCAAAGTATAACTGCTCTGATGACTGAAAAGGTTTATCATCGCCTTCGTGCCAAGATTTTTTTAAATTATAAGGATTTGGCTGTTCCTCATTTTTGACTTCTTCTGTCATTTTTATACTCCTACTCAGGGCTTCGTTTAACAAGGTAGCTGCGGTGTGCACTTGCAGGGCTTGTCTTGTAAAAGGTAGCCTTTCGGTTGTTATTATTAATGATAAAGTGCCTGTAAACAGGGTAGCTTTATCGCCTAGCTTCTTACGTGTGGTCTTCCGGAAAGCATAGATTTTTTAATCTCATCACCAACTAAGTCTTCTTCATCTTGCATTGCTGCTTGAGAATCAACTGTTTCTTTAGTGACTCTAATTTCCTGCCTAACTGGTTCTTGTTGAACCGGCATAACAGTTTCTTCTTCTCCCATTAGTCCACCTTCTTGAGCCATTTGTCTTCCTTCTGCTTTAGCTTCAGCTTCTTTCATCATTGACATTAAATTGTCAGCTCCGATTTCTTCTACAGCTTTAGCAGTAAAGACAAACTCTCCATCCGATAACCTTGCAGGTATCGAATCAGAGACTTCCGTGCCCGGACCTTCAACAGGTCCAGAGCCTGAAAATTCCATTGCAACTTCCATAACTTTGTCAAATATCATACTAAGTTCTGGATTTGCTTGTAATTCTTGCATAAGCACTTCTTCTTCATTTTCATCTAATGCTTCATCTATTAAAAAGTCTATATAATTATTTTCCATCATTTCGTCTGGAGCTTGAGACTCTTCTATTTCTCGTAATTCTTCTTCAGTAGTTTCTGTAACTGGAGGCATCATATCTGCCATTTGATTTTCCATAGAAGGCATTGTTTCTTCTTGCATCATAGTTTCCATTTGGTCATCCATCATCATACCACCGTCTTGTTTTCCTTCTCTTTCTTTTCTTATAATTGCAAAATCTGCTCCAGTAATATCGCCATCATTATTTTTATCTAATTCTTTTTGACCGCCAATTAATCCACCATCGTCTTTATTATCTCTTTTTTCTTTCATTTTTTCATCATCTTCAATTAATTCATTTTGCATTACTTTTGTAATTTGTTTAGTTGAAATATCAGGATGAGCTTTACGTAATTCAGAAAGTCCTTCATCTCTAGTTTTTGGGTCTTGTAAAACTTTTAGCATTCTTTTAATAGTATTTCTTAATCCTTGTTCTGCAAACTCATCTTCAGAAAGTTCTCTATTATCTGGTAAAAAATCTCTAGAAAGTAATCCAGACTCTCCTTCTTTTAAAGTTTCAAGTCTTATAGCTAATTCTTCGTCTGCTTTTTTATCTTTTGGATTTAAAGGTTTCATATTATTCTATTCTATTTAATGCTTCTTTAACCTGCTCCGGTAGGCATTCCAATCGTGCCAGAGAAGCTATCCTCCCCTGCAACCGGTACATCTCCGATTCCGATGTTGCCACCGCCAGTGCCTGTAACTCCAAGGTCTTGAGGTTCGACAGGTGTTCCGCCAAGACCTCCCATACCTGCTGGTTGTTGACCACCGGGTTGAGCTTCCTCGCCTGTGTTTTGTCCAACATTTTGCATTCCTATAATTTGTGCCATGATAGCTGCTTCCTCTGGGTCATTCAGAATTTCATCTGGGTCAAGGTCTAAGCTGTAGGCAAGTTCACTAATCAATTTAGATATTTTAACAAACGGTGCAATAGCAGGACTTTGTGCAGTTTGTAAGAACATAGTAAGTCTTTGACTTCTAACTTCTTTTTGCATTAAGCTATTAGTACCAGTTGCTCTAACTTCTAAATCACCAGCCACTTTAAGATTTCCTTCAAAGAACTGCATGTTCCATTGAAAGTAAGACTCTCCTAGTGGCTTTAGTAAAAAATCATCAAGATTTTTAACAACTGTTTTTATGTTTAAACTTGCTGCTCCTAATAACATTGACATACCTGAAGCAGTTCTTGTCATACTTTGAACTCCTGTTTGTCCATGTGAATAACTTGGGATAC